AGAAAGGACATCGAACAAAATTGACGGTAGCCCAAGTTGTACTCCCTGAAAAGCTCATTCCCATTTTCGATGGCCCAGCGGATGTCCGGGGCGCATACGGCGGAAGGGGCAGCGGTAAGACGCGCTCGTTTGCGAAAATGGCGGCGGTGCGCGGCTATATGTTCGGCAATGCGGGCGTTACGGGGCAGATCCTTTGCGCGCGGCAGTATCAAAACTCGCTGGACGACAGCTCGCTCGAAGAAGCCAAGCGCGCTATCGAGGACGAGGAGTGGCTAAAAGATTATTACGACATCGGCGAGCGTTACATCAAAAGCCGGGACGGTCGGATAGAGTTTACTTTCTCGGGGCTTGATCGGTCTATCGCAAGCATCAAATCAAAAGGCAGGATTTTAATTTGCTGGGTGGACGAAGCCGAGCCGGTAACGGAAACCGCGTGGAATACGCTTATCCCGACTTTGCGCGAGGAGGGCGAGGACTGGAACGCCGAGCTATGGGTGACGTGGAACCCTCTGCGAGAGACAGCGGCGGTTGAGTCGCGTTTCCGCAGCTCGAAAGATCCGCTCGTTAAAGTCGCGCGAATCAACTGGCACGACAACCCGAAGTTTCCGGCAAAGTTGGAGCGCGATAGGTTGCGCGACCTGGCGGAGAGGCCGGATCAGTACGCGCATATCTGGGAAGGCGAGCACTTAAGAGCGCAGGCCGGGGCGTATTACGCGCAGCATCTGGAAATCGCCCGGCAGCAGGGGCGGATTGGCAGCATTCCGGCAGATCCGCTGATGACGATAAGGGCGGCTTGGGACATCGGCGGAACAGGGGTAAAGTCCGACGCCTGCGCGATTTGGATAGCGCAGTTCGTCGGGCGCGAAATCCGGTTGCTAAACTACTACGAAGCGCGGGGGCAAGAACTGGCAACTCATGTCAATTGGCTGCGCGGTAACGGCTACGGCGGCGCGCTCTGTCTCCTGCCGCACGACGGCAGGCAGGGCGATAGGGTGTATGCAGTCTCTTACGAGTCGATGCTGAGAAGCGCAGGCTTTTCGGTGCAGGTTGTCGAAAACCAGGGGGCCGGGGCCGCAGCTGCCAGGATCGAGGCTGTACGGCGGCTGTTTCCGGCTATGTGGTTTAACGAGGAAACCACGCGCGGGGGCATTGGGGCGCTCGGTTGGTATCACGAGAGAATTGACGAGAAGCGCGGCATAGGGCTTGGGCCTATGCACGATTGGAGTTCGCACGGCGCGGACGCATTAGGGCTGCTGGCGGTAGCATACGAAGCGCCAGCGGTTGAACGGGTTAGACGATCAGACAGTTACGCGGGGGAAGGTGGATGGATGGGTTAGAAATCGAAAAAGATGGCGACGAGAGCGGTGATGGCGAGAGCATACACGCCGAGGCGCTGGAGCGTTTTAAGCTGACGAGCGACGCGGAGGATGAAAATCGGAAATCCTACGCCGAGGATGTGAAATTTTCCCGGCTGGGCGACCAGTGGCCGGAGGTCGTAAAGAAGGCGCGAGGCCGGAAAAAGCGCCCGTGCTTGACGTTTAACCGGATGCCGACATTCATCCGGCAGGTCGTCAACGATGCGAGGATGAACAAGCCGGAAATCAAGGTGATTCCGTGCGACTCCGGGGCCGATCCCGATACTGCCAGGATCTTGCAAGGGTTGATCCGAAATATTGAAGTCGTCAGCGGCGCGGAAGCCAGTTACGACACGGCGCTAGAGTGCGCGGCTTCCGGCGGATGGGGGTACTTCAGGGTTAACATCGTACCGAGCCGGAACGATGTTTTTTCGGACGAGATTGTTATCGAGCGCATATCCAGCGGTTTGAAAGTTTATGGGGATCATACGAGCACTTCGCCGGATTCTAGCGACTGGAATTACTGCTTTGTGGTCGAATCCTATTCGGAAGATGAGTTCGAGAAGAAGTGGCCGAAAGCTGGCAAGGTCAGCTTCGAGGACATGGGCGGAGAGTGGATTGTCAACGGGGACGAAATATTAGTTGCCGAATATTGGACGAGGGAGGCATCAAAAGAAACAGTCTATCTGATGCCGGATAACTCTGTAGTGAATGAGGACGCGCTCGAAAACTTCGCGGCGATGGGCTTATACCCGATCAACGCTAAAGAAATCGACTCTTACAGGGTGAAACAATACATCCTGAACGGGCAAGAAATCATCGAAGAAAACGATTGGCCTGGCGATTACATCCCGATTGTCCCGGTATACGGCGAAGAAATTTACGTTGACGGCAAGCGGTACTTGCGCTCGATGATAGCCGACTCGAAAGATGCACAGCGGGCGTATAACTACTGGCGAACGTCTGCCATTGAGAAGGTTGCGCTAGATGTCAAAGCGCCGTTCATCGGGCCGAAGGGATCATTTAGTAGCGATCCTAATTGGGCGACGGCGAGCACCGACAATCACGCGTACCTCGAGTACGACGGAGGCATAGCGCCGCAGCGTGTCGTTACCGGAGGCGTTCCGGCGGGCGATTTGCAAATGGCGGCAATGGCTAACGATGACCTGAAGGCAACCATCGGGTTATACGACGCCAGCCTGGGTAATCGCTCGAACGAGACAAGCGGCGTTGCGATTCAATCCCGGCAACGGCAGGGCGATATTTCCACGTTTCACTTCATCGACAACCTGGGCCGGGCTATTAAGCACTGCGGGCGCATCCTGGTAGATCTCATTCCGCACGTTTTTACCGGAGAGCGTATCGTGCGTGTGCTGGGAGAGGACGGAGAGCCGAGCAACGTGCAGATAAATCAGCCGTTCCAGCTACCGGACGGCACGATGAAAATTTACGACATAACCGCCGGTAAGTATGACGTTACCGTGTCTATCGGGCCTGCATACTCGACCAAACGCCAAGAGGCCGCGCTACAGATGACCGAGTTTGTGCGCGCCTTCCCGCCCATGATGCAGTTCGGCGGTGACCTGCTCGTTAAAAATCTGGATTGGCCGGGAGCCGAAGAACTGTCGCAGCGATTGCGCGCGGCTAATCCGTTGCTGAACGGGGCGAGCCAGCAGCCAGCGCCGCAGCAAGGCCAAGCGCAGCCAGATCCTATGGTGCAGATGCAACAGCAGTTCCAGGCGCAGGCGCAGCAGATGCAAAACGCGCTGATGCAAGCTAATCAGAAGATGGCTGCGCAAGACCAGCAAATCAAAATGCTGATGCTACAGCTTAGGGACAAAGAGCAGCGCAACATGATCGAGCAGCAAAAAGTCCAGATCCAGGGCCAAGAAGCACAGGTCAGGATGGCAACAGCGGCTATGCAGGCGGCGCAAACGCCGAATCTAGGATAAAGGCGCATGGACAACATAACGGAAGAAAGCATAGAAAACGCCTGCGACAACCTGCGCCTGGCGATACTCGACTTGCTAGAAAACGGGCCAAACGACGAGGACGCAAGCCGGGCAGACGGAGCGCTACTGGCTATCATGCGGACGATTAATACACTACTTGAAAGAGAGAGGTAAGCGATGGACGAAAACGAATTTAACGACTCACCCACCACCACAAACCAAAGCGAGGCAGAAAATGAGCAGTTTTATGGCGAGAATGGCAGCGAAGATGGCAGCGAAGAAACCGGCACCGAAACCGGCGAAACCGGGCAAGAAACCGACGAAGGATCGCTGTTAGAGGAAATAGAGTTCGACGGCAAAAAGTACACGCTGCCGCCGGAGCTGAAAGACGCTCTATTGCGACAGGCGGACTACACCCGCAAAACGCAAGAAGTCGCGGCAGAGCGTCAAGCCGTGGCAACGCAGATCAACATGTTACGCGAAGCGCAGCAGTTGAGCGAGGCTACGCGCGAAATCGACATGCAAGAAAAGATTGTTACCTCTTTGCTCGAGCAGTACCAGGGCGTAGACTGGCAACAATTCCAGCAAATGAACCCGCAGGCAGCAATGGCTGAATACATCAAGTATCAGCAGCTAAAAGAGAGCGCTAGCGGGATCGAGAGCAAGCGCGCCGAACTGATAAACATGTTCGGCGAGCGAACCGCCGGGGAAAAGAAAGCCATGCTCGAAATGGCGCAGCGCGACGTTAAGCGCTTCGTGCCAAACTACACCCCGGCATATGGCGCGGAGGTTGCGAAATACGCACGCAACCAGCTCAAAATTAGCCCAGCGATCATGGATATGGCGAACACAAGCCCCGAACTGTTCGGGCTGTTGCACAAGGCATATCAGCATGATAAATTAGCGGCTAAACAGGCCGGAAATTCAAACCGGCCTACGGCTTTGCGCGGGGCTTCGGCTTCAAGAGTCAATGATCCACTTGGCGACAGAATCAAAAGCGCTGACGAGTGGGCAAAATGGGAACTCAAGCGTATGGCTAACAAAGGGCGCAAATAACGCCCGATTGCTACGGCAGCAACCGCTTGGGACTGCCCGACGCAACGAACGATCTACACAATAAGCATGAGCGCGACATCGTGCCCGCACTGTGATAGAGCGAATGAAACCACGACGGTTATCCGTTAATTCATCGTTTTATACTTTGGGGGCATCATGTCCAATTCAATCTTAACTTCCACTGCGGTAACGCGTAAAGCGTTGCTGATTCTTCATCAAAAACTAAATTTTATCGGTTCGATCAATCGTCAGTACGACGATAGCTTTGCTGAGTCGGGCGCAAAGATTGGCGACTCGCTGAAGATTCGCTTGCCGAATCAATACACGGTTCGCACCGGCAAAACGCTCAACACGCAAGACACTTCGGAGTCTAGCGTTACGTTGCAAGTCGCAACGCAGAAGGGCGTCGATATTAACTTCAGTTCTGCCGAACTGACGATGAGCATTGACGATTTTTCTGAGCGCGTGCTTGAGCCTGCTATGAGCGTGCTGGCGGCAAACATCGAAAACGATGCGCTGTCGATGTACAAAAACGTCTATCAAGAAGTTTCCGACGTTGGCGCTACGCTGACGCTGGCGGGCGTGCTGAATGCACAAAAACGCCTGACAATGGCACTAGCTCCTACCGACAAGCGTACTTTGCTATTGTCTCCCAAGTCCAACGTCGATTTGGTGAGCGCGGCTTCTACGCTGTACAACGATAGAACTAAAGTTGCAGACCAGTACCGCAAGGGGCTAATCGGCAATGACTTTTTCGGCTTCGACTCCGTGTTTCAAAATACCCTGCTGCCGATTCACACTACCGGCACCGAAGCGGGCGCGGATACCGGCGCGAATGTCAACGGCGCGAGTCAGACCGGCGCAAGCGTAACCGTGAACGGAACCGTGACAGGCACTTTCAAACAGGGCGACATTATCAGCTTTGAAGGCACATACGATGTGCATCCCGAAACTAAAGCAACCTTGTCGAATTTGAAGCAGTTTGTAGTGACTTCGGACGTTGCAGATACCTACTCCAGCATCCCGATTTCACCGTCTATCGTTACCAGTGGCGCGACACAGAACGTGTCGGCAAGCCCAACTAACGGCGGCGCGGTTTATAAGCAAGAAAGCGACGATTCGACAGCTATCGCTGGAAGCGCGGATTATCAAATCGATTTGGCATATCACAAAGACGCGTTCGCTTTCGCGACTGCGGATTTAGTGATGCCCAAAGGCGTCGATTTCTCCGCGCGCGAAGTGATGGACGGCTTGAGCTTGCGTATCGTTCGCGCTTACGACATTAATAACGATAATTTCCCGTGCCGCGTCGATATTCTGTACGGTTACAAAACGATTCGCCCGGAACTGGCGTGCCGTATCGGTTTTAACTAAGCGCGGGCCGGGTTTCCTGGCTAACTTTGCCGCTCCTCTAGTGAGGGGCGGCGCTTTAACTTCTCGAGGTATTAACAATGGCTTTACCTTCAGCGACAGATGTCCAGTACCTGGGCGACGGCGGCAGCGGCGGAACGTCTTTCGGGCGCACCGACGATCTTATTAGTTTTTACGGCGCGACGCCGGTCGCCAAAACTAACGTAGCATGCACG